CAACACAACCAGAACAAGAGAAGAAAAATACAACTTAATCGTAAGAAAAGTAATCCACAAATTAATCAACAAATAGACAATGTTATTCACATGGTCAAAAAGGATAAATAAATGGATGTAGCAAAAACTTCATTTGGATGTAGCAAAAAGGATAGTCAATATATACCTAACTATATAAACTTAAGAGGGATTTATTAAATGGTAAAATATGTAGATCCTAAGTTAGTTGCCAAAGCATTGGCAAGGGTAACAAAATCATCTAATTTCTATTACACAAATGCTGTCAACAAGATTAAAAAAGATCGGAAAGCATATTATCAGAACAAAACAACTAAAACATTACAAAAATCACTTAGCAAAGATCGTTTCAACCAATATTTAGAGGATATTTATAAAGCAGATGATAACGACTAACCTTACAATTGATGAATTGGATAGATTCCTACAAATTGCATCATTTTGTGATAGTAAAATGCCAAATGTAAAAGCTAAGACATTACCAACAATGTTTAAGGTGATAGATAACACTATTGGTATTGGAGAAGATGCAGAGAGTATTAAAAATTTGGACAAGCACCTTGCTAGACTCAAACTTACATTAACATCAAGACAAATGACAATTTACGATTTTGTAACTGTTTTGATGTTAGATGCTGCTGAAAAAGACAGAGAACTGATTTATCTAAGGAATTTTCCCCATAGGAAAAGTTTAAGATCTATGAAAAGAATGTACCTTGATTGGTCGCATACTAAAATAGGTTATGAGTACAATAGATCGTTAATTGCTGTTTGTAAGATAGCTAATAAAAATTTAAAAAAATATTTGACAAATTGACAAATAAGTTAGAAAAAAAAAATATACTACATATAAATAGGTTTTATCATTTCCTACTATATGTAGTTTTTTTTTAGGCAGATCAGCTTTTTTTCTTTCTTTCTCTCTCTCAAATAAACTATCTGCCTAAATACCTAGAATTTATGAATTGGATTAAAGTCCTGTAATTTATGCTTCTTTTGAAGTTTTTTACATTTAAAAATGTCTTTTAAAGTTTCTTTTTTTTTATAAACTTTAAGAATGTCAACATTGAACATAACAATTGGACTAGTTAAGATTTTATTATTTTTTAACATATTTCTCCTCTCTGATTCGGTTAATAACGAATCTAATTGATTTAACATCAATGATAACTGAATTACAACCCTTAATTTAACTATGAAATGGCTAATAAAACGAAAAAAAACCCAAAAGTATTACAAGAAATCTATGAAGAACTAGCTACTGGTTCTAGTATTAGAAGTTGTTTATCTCCAAGAAATACAAACCCTGACAGACCTTGTTGGCAATCGTTTAGAACTTGGATGGCTAAAGATCCAGAAATTAGGAAGAATTATGAACAAGCTAAGACTGATGGAATAGAATACTTACTGTCTGATGCTACTGATACTATTAATGAAGCTCTAGCTAACAGTAAACTCAAGGAAAAAACAGATTTGGGTCAGACTCACTTAATTAAATCATTTATTGACTTAACGAAGTGGAAAAGTGAACGACTTGCACCAAAAACTTACATGAAAAAGGATAGTTTACAGCTTATGGGATCAGATTCATCTCCATTGGTTGTTAAGTGGGATAAATAAGTTGTTGATAAGCTTAGTTTTATGTTAAAACATCTGAGTCAGAGCTTAACATAGCACAGAGTTCGATATAGAACAAAAAGTGTGATATTTTTATCACTTAGTTCTTGTTTTGTTCTAGAATCATTCTAAACTGTAGAAAAGTAAGTAAGTTATTTATATTTTATTTATATTTTTATAAATAAATGGCAGATTTATTGGTTAATTGTGTAAAGTCAGTTGATTAACAATCATTTTACACTCATTTAGCTCACAAAAGTCATGGGGGTGAAGAAAAAACCGATACCCAAAACTATATATAAAAATAAAAATAAATTTAGGGAAGTTACACACACCTAGAACAAGGAATTTCAATGTACGAATTTGATGATAAAAATTTAGGTTATACCGCTATCGTTTATGTAATGGAGTCCACAAATAGTGTGATCGTACACTTTGATGGATTTGACAACATTAAGGAATGTAAAAAGTTTTCTCATCAGATAATGCATGATCTTGGAATAGAATCTTTATTCAATCCAAAAGGTGCAACTTTACATTAATTTTTAAAAAAAATGCCGAATATAGTTATACCCTACAAGCCAAGAGCTTTGCAGAAGATATTACACAAGGAAATAGACAAATATAGATTTAGTGTATGTGTTCTACATCGTAGAGCTGGTAAAACTGTAATGTGTATTAACCACATGCTCAGAGCAGCTTTAACAAATACCAAGCTTAACCCTAGATATGTGTTTCTAAGCCCATACAGGCTACAAGGAAAGGCAACAGCATGGGATTACATAAAACAGTTCGCTGGAAAGATACCTGGCACTAAATTCAATGAGAGTGAGCTTAGATGCGATTTACCAAATGGTGCAAGGATTACTATTTTAGGTGCAGAGAACGATCAGGCTATTAGAGGTATTAGTTTAGATGGTTGTGTATTTGACGAAACACAATCTATTAAACCAACTATATTTCCAGAGGTCATAAGACCAGCTTTGGCAGACCGAAAAGGATGGTGCATATTTATTGGTACACCAAAAGGTCGTAATTCGTTTTATCAATTACACCAAAGAGCTTTACAAAATAAAGAATGGTACGCTTGTACTCACAAAGCAAGTGAAACAGGAATTTTAGACGATGAGGAATTAAAAGCCGCAAAAGATGTCATGTCTAAAGACTTGTATGAGCAAGAATTTGAATGTTCATTTCAAGCAGCAATAACAGGATCATATTATGGATCTATTATTGAGGACTTGGCAAAAGAGGGAAGAATGGAGTCTAATCTTTTTGATGAAGATTTAGATGTGGAAACCTGGTGGGATCTTGGCATGAATGACCAGACAGCGATCTGGTTTGTGCAAAGAAATAAAGGTGAAATAAGATTAATTGATTACTATGAGAATACTGGTTTAGGACTTGACCATTATGCTGACATAATTAAAAAAAAAGGGTTTGATTATAGCACTCATATTTTACCACATGATGTTAAAGTTAGGGAGCTTGGCAATTATGGTAAAACAAGATTAGAAAGTCTTTTAGAATTTGGTATAGCGGCTGAGGTTGCTCCAAAACTTAGTATTGAGGATGGCATTGAAGCTGTCAGAAAAAATTTAGTAAATTGCTGGTTTGACAAAGACAAATGTGCAACAGGCATAGAATATTTAAAAGCTTACTCAAAAAAATGGGATGACAAGGCACAAGTTTTTAAAAGTAAACCGCAACACTCATACGCAAGTCATTGTGCTGATGCTTTTAGAACTGGAATAGTTGGTCAAGGAGTAGAGCTTTCAAACTGGAGTAGAGAAGTACCAATTAACACAAATTATATAGTTTAAAAAGTTATGGCAGAAAAAGTTACAGATATAGAATTAAGAGGAATCATAAACCAAGAGATAAACAACTCTCTAGGTTATATGGGTGGCAACCTATCATCTCAAAGAAAAAAATCTTTAGAGTATTACATGGGAGAGCCATTAGGAACTGAGATTGATGGTAGAAGCCAGGTTGTAAGTACAGATGTTGCAGACACTATTGAAACAATCTTGCCAAACCTATTAAGAGTTTTTACTTCATCAGAACAAGTTGTTAAATGCGAACCAGTAAAAGCAGAAGATTTAGGGTTATCAGAACAAGTAACTAATTATATTAATTATATATTTAACAAAGATAATAATGGTTTTTCAGTTTTATATACTTGGTTTAAAGATGCTCTTTTAGAAAAAAATGGAATTGTTAAAGTTTTTTGGGATGACAGCGAAAAGGTTGAGCAAGAAACTTACGAAAATTTAAACGATCAAGAATACGATTTATTAATTTCAGACGATGATGTAGAGGTTGTTCAAGAAGAATCTTTTCCTGATACATACACAAAAGAACAGTATGAATTATTTAAAGCTGAAATGGAAGCTCAAGGTCAGTTAGTTGAAGAAATTAATCAACCTAAATTACATAATTGTATTATCAAAAGAACAACATCAACTGGTAAAGTTAAAATAGAAAACATACCACCAGAAGAATTTTTAATTCAAAGAACAGCCAAGTCTATTGAGGATGCAAACTTTGTTGCACACAAAGTATTAAAAACTAGATCCGAACTTGTTGAGATGGGTTACGATAAAGAGATCGTAGAAAATCTACCAACTACAAATGCTATTCTTTTAAATGATGAAAGATTAACTAGATATTCAGATATAGACGAAAGTCCATTTAACGATGCTCCAGATACATCTACTCAAGAAATAGAAATTTACGAATGTTATGTAAAAGTAGATATGGATGGCGATGGTATTGCAGAGCTTAGAAAAGTAATTGTTGCTGGTGAAAGCGGTTACGAAATATTATCCAATATGCCTTGTGATAATATTCCATTTTGTTCATTAACTCCGATCCCAATGCCACACAGATTTTATGGTAGATCAGTTTCAGAATTAGTAGAAGATGTTCAATTAGTTAAATCAACTGTTATGCGACAGTTATTAGACAATATGTATTTAACTAATAATAATCGTACTGCAATAATGGATGGTCAGGTTAATCTTGATGATTTACTTACAACAAGACCAGGTGGAATAGTTAGAACTAAACAACCGCCAAGCCAAGTAATGATGCCAATGCAATCACAAGCAATATCACAACAAGCTTTTCCATTATTAGAATATTTAGATACAGTAAGAGAATCTAGAACTGGTGTTACAAGATACAATCAAGGTTTAGATTCTGATAGCTTAAATAAAACTGCAACTGGTGTTAATGCACTAATGAGCCAATCTCAAATGAGAATGGAATTGATTGCAAGAGTATTTGCTGAAACTGGCATTAAAGATTTATTTAAAAGAATTTTTGAACTTACTTGTAAGTATCAAGACAAAGAAAGAATTGTAGAATTAAATAATCAGTTTATTGCTGTTAAGCCTACTGAATGGAGAAACAGATATAATATTACTATTAGTGTTGGTTTAGGCACAGGATCAAACGACCAACAAATAATGATGTTAAATAATATATTGGAAAGACAACTCCAGGCGTTTCAATTACAGGGTGGTCAAGAATACCCAATGGTTAGTCTAAAAAATATTTATAATAGTTTGGCAAAAATTATTGAAAATGCTGGTCTTAAAAATGTTGAAAATTATTTTGTTAATCCTGACATGGGTAAACAAATGGTACAACCAAAAGCTCCGCCACCACCTACACCAATTGAGAAAATTGAGTTTAGTAGAATAGCAAGTGAAGAAAAACGAAAACTTGCGGATCTTGAATTACAACTAAAAGAAATCAAGAGCAATAATGCTAAGATGCTTTTAGATAACGAAATTAAAATGAAAGAACTTGAGCTAAAATATAATACTCAAATAGATTCACAACAAATTAAGGCAGATGCCGAACTTAATAAAATGTTAGTTGGTGAAAGTACAAAAGATTTTAGGGCTGCACAACAATCACAACAAAAACTACAACAAGAAATTGAGTCATTAAATGGACAACCAAGAACAAGGCAAACTCCAAAAGGAAGTGAGCCAAGCCAACAAGGTTAATCAGCTTTTTGAAAACCCTTTGTTAAAAGAAAGTTTTGATAAGTTAAGAAAATTATATTCAGAAACTTTATTCAATACTGGTGCAAAAGATAATGAAACAAGAGAAAAACTTTGGTTAGCTTACCAAGTGGTAAGTAAAGTTGAACAAAATTTACTAGAAATTTTAGATACTGGAAAACTAGCTGCTAAACAATTAGAAGATTTTAGAACTAGTATCAAAAGAAAATAATTCTAAACAAACAAGTTTAGGATAAGTCAACCTCATAAAGAGGAACTTAACTTAAAGGAAAATATATGCCGAAAAATGCCAATCCCTTACAGGAAGCACAAAACGATGTAGACAAAGCTGCTGATGCGGTATTTGGTTTACTAAACCCAAAAGAAGAAGAAGAAATTGGAAAGGGTGAAGTACCAAAAGAAGAAATTAAACAAAATTCTCCTGAACCACAAGATGAGGAATCTTCTAATGAAGATCAACCACAGGAACAGGAAATAAAGGAAGAAGAATCGCAAGAGGAAACTTCCGAAGATGTATCTCAACAAGAAGAACAATCTGAGATTCAAGAGAAACCAGATTCCACCGAAGAAGAACTTCACAAAGTGAAAGTTGCTGGTCAAGAATTTGATGTTACCCTTGATGAATTGAGGAATGGTTATCAGAGAGATGCTGATTACAGAAGAAAAACTGAGGAACTATCTAATGATAGAAAAAACTTTCAGTCAACTTCTGAAAAGCAAAGACTAGATTATTCTACAAGGCTTAATGAATTGAATAGTTTAATGTCTGTTGCCCAAGAACAACTAAATTCAGAGATTTCATCTGCTGATTTAGAAGCTCTATATGACGAAGATCCAGCACAAGCTGCTAAGATTGAACATAGACTAAGACGAAAGCAAGAAAAGCTTAATTCAGCTATGCAAAAAGCACAATCTGAGCAGAAAGCACAATTTGATGGATATTTACAAAGCGAAAAAACAAAATTAATTAGTAGAATACCTGATTTTGCCGATCCTAGTAAAGCATCAAATTTAAAAAATAATATGAGAAGTCATTTAGCTAAATATGGATTTAAAGATTCAGAAATAGCTCAAGTTTACGATCATAGAATTTTAATGCTGGTAAACGATGCCATGAAATTTGGAAATTTACAAAATGCAAAACCAAATATTGCAAAAAAGATTTCTAAACCAGGTAAAGTTTTTTCATCAGGGGTTAAACAAGACAAAAGCGACATCAACATGAAAGCTAGAAAAGAAAAGTTTAGTCGTCTAAGAAAATCTGGAAGCACAAAAGATGCTACTAGTATATTTTTAGATATGATTAACAATAAATAACCTCAAAAGGAAACATAATGACACAAATAACAAACACATACAGTCAATATGATGCAAAAGGTGAAAGAGAAGATTTATCGGACATAATTTATTCGATCAGTCCAACAGACACTCCTTTTATGTCAAATATTGGCAAAAATAAAGCTACTGCTGTTTACCATGAATGGCAAACAGACGCTTTAAAAGCAGCAGCTTCTGACAATCACCAAATTGAGGGTGATGAAGTTGCTTTTGATGCTATGGTTGCAACTACTAGAGTTGGAAACAGAACACAGATTTCAAGAAAAGCTGTGATCGTTTCTGGTACTTTAGAAGCTGTATCTAAAGCTGGTAGAAATAATGAAATGGCTTACCAAATTTCTAAAGCTTCAAAAGAGCTTAAAAGAGATATGGAAACTACTCTATTATTAAACCAAGCTCCAGCTACAGGAAGTGATACAGCAGCAAGAAAACTTGCTAGTATTGAAACTTGGATTGAAGCAAACACAAACCATGCATCTGCTGGTTCACCAACTCCAGCCGATCCGACTGGCAATGGTACAGATGTAAGGGTTCCTGGAACTCAAAGAGCTTTCACAGAAGCACAACTAAAAGATGTTGTGGCGAAGTGTTGGAACTCTGGTGGAGATCCATCAATGATTATGCTTGGCTCTTTTAACAAACAAAAACTATCTGGCTTTACTGGTGGTTCAACTAGATTTGATCCAGCAGAAAACAAAAGATTAGTTGCGTCTGTTGATATATATGAATCAGATTTTGGAGCATTAACTGCTGTACCAAATAGATTCCAACAAGCAAGATCAGCTTATGTAATACAACCTGATATGTGGGCAGTTTCTTTCTTAAGAGATTTCCAACTTGCAGACTTAGCTCAAAGTGGAGATGCACAGAAGAAATTCTTACTTGCAGAGTACACTCTTGAGTCTAGAAACCAAGCTGCTTCTGGCGGTATATTCGATTTAACTACTGCGTAGTTATAACTTTTGTGTGGCGGTATTTTTATCGCCACATAATATTCATTAACAATTTTGTTTGGTCTTTGAAGATTTTTTAAAGTCGGAACGAAGCAAATAAATAGGAAAATAAAATGCGAACACTTAACGATTATTTTTTAACAGTAAAATTAGCAAATGTATCATCAGCAAGTTCTGCTTACATTGTTGCTCCTGATGGCGGAAAAATTATAAAAATTTATTCTGTATTAGGTGGTGCAATATCAAGTGCAGATGCTGCGATTACTTGTGAAATAAATGGAGTTGCTGTTACAGGAGCTGGAATTACTATTGCACATAGTGGTTCTGCTGCTGGAACTGTTGACTCATCTGAGCCAACTGCTGCTAATGATGTAAATGAGGGAGATGTAATTGAATTTATTACAGATGGTTCTTCATCTACTTCTCATTCAGCAGAATTTACAGTTGTAGTAAGAAGATAATTACAAAATTTGTAGGGATCTTGCCTAGCGGTACTTCCCTACAAATACCAATTAACAATTAACAAAAAAAGGAAATACTTATGCCAATGGTAGGAAAAAAGAAATTTGCTTATACAAAAAAAGGTAAAATGGCAGCTAAGAGAGCAGCTAAAAAAATGGGCAAAAAAGTAAGAAAAAGAAAATATTAATGAAAGGTAAAATGAAAAGCAAATCAGTTTTGACTGCTAAACAAAGAACTTTACCTAAAAAACTTCAAGCAAAGATTGTCAAATCTAAAATGAAGAAAAAAAGAAAATAAGGAAATAAATTATGAGTTTTAATTATGGTCTTAGACCAATCGTATTACAAAAAATAACAATGGCTGGAACTGCTGCATCTCTTGCATCTTCTGCTTTTGGAGCTGGTACTGAATATGTAAGAATTGCTGCGGCAACAGATTTTCATATAATTTTTGGTGCATCACCAACAGCAACTGCTGACCATATTTTTATACCAGCAGATCAACCAGAGATTTTTAAAGTTTCTCCAGGTGAAAAAGTAGCTGCTTTAGGTGGCAATGATGCTGTCATTTCTATTGTTGAAATGAGTGCTTAGTGGCTAGGCAAAAGTTTGTTCACTTTGTACCAAGAGATAAACCACCAAAATTAGGTAAGCACAAAAAGAGCTTAAATAAATCAGAAAAAAGACAAAAGAAACTTACTAGATATAAAGGTGGCGGAAGATAATGGCAAAACTTAGAGTAGACAATGATGGTGTAACGACAGAAATTTTTCATGATAACGAAGATAAAGGTGTTATCCAAGAAAGAGCTGTAGATGTTAAACCAATATTAGAAAACAATAAAAAGCTATACACACATAATGATGGTTACTCACCAGATAAAGGTCTGAAAAGAGTAGCATCAATACCATCTATAATCTTAGAAATTTGGGCAAAAGAATATAATGGCGATATGAATAAAGGTAATTGGTTTGCTTTACCTAAAGATGTTCAAACAAAAATATTAAAAGAAAAATTAAATAGTTCTGATTATAGACTTTTTAGAACTGCACCAGGTAAATTTTAATGGCACTAACAACTTACACAGAATTAAAAGCATCACTTGCTAACTGGTTAAACAGATCAGATTTAACAACTGAAATAGCTGATGACTTTATTAAATTAGCAGAAGCTGATTTTAACTCTAAATTAAGAGTTAGAAAAATGGTTACACAATCAACTATTACAATTAATTCTGAAACAGAAGCTTTACCAACAGGATTTTTACAAGTAAGAGATTTATATATTTTAAGTGGTTCTAAAAAATGTCCATTGAGATATGCAACACCATCACAAATGGATCAAATGCAAGGCACATCAAATACTGGTTTGCCATCTGTCTATACAATATTAGGAGA